AGTAGTGAACTCCTTTACAATACTAAATCTATCTTTAGCAATCCATCAGCAACTTAAGTAAGTGTTTTGGAACTGGCATGCACGTTTTCCTATTTTTGATAATCTTGACGAAGATGGCTGGTACCAGTGGTGATGTTAGGCAAAAACAAACTGAAACTTTGTTGCATAACTATGCCAATGGAGACATCTCAGCTGATCGCATAGATGAGATAGTCTGGAAGAATATCTTATCTGCACAAGTCAAAACATCGCTGAAGGTAGGTACAAAGCCTGCTTTGTTGCCTATTTCTATATATAACACATTCTATAGAAGATATATGAGTGTTAAACAAAGACAAACAAGGCTGTCATCTATCTCATTCTTCTGGACACCAACCAGCAAATCATTTTCTGGAAATGCTGTGCTGTACATAGTTGATGGTAGAAATCCCACAGAAGGTAAAAAGAGATGGGATAAGAATGCTGAAGTGAATAGCCAAATCTCTGTGGACTTCCAAGGCTCTATATTGACTGTTGTGACATTTGATCCTAATTTTCAACAGTTCATCACTGGTTCACTTGATATAGCCACTGCAACAATAGATATTCACAAGATTGAATTTTACATCCATGTGTGTCATGAAACTATGTCAAAGGAATATGTTGCAGGCTTCCTTGACATGTCTTGGAAGACTGTTCCTGATGAAGCTGGTGTGTATGAAAAAGTTAAATTTGATGTGTTCACTTTACCATTGACTTTGCCACCAGAGATTAAGATGCAACAAGGTAAGACTTCATTTGAGAAAATGAAGAATTATCTTAAGGGGAAGTATGATCGTCAGATGAGGAATTTAAAACAAATTGAGGACATCACCAATGAGATTGCTTATGGAAATGATGGTGGTCTCACTAAAGAACAAAAAGATCACAGTGAGACAGTTAATACAATAGGTGAGTTGCTCAACTCTTCATCTTTACGCATTAGAGCATTGGATTTGAAGTCCAAAAATGATGAGGTGAATGCAAAAATAAGGAAATTAAAGGATGTAATGGCAAATGGTTCTATTGATGAGATAAGGGATGCTACAGATGATCTCAAGTCAACCTGCATAAAATATGGAATAGACATCCCAGATGACATTAAATCACAAGATGGTTATGCAAAAATTGGTGAAGCTACCTAAGTTAAAGTAGCCTAAATTTTAATTTCGTTTAAGTTTTCTATATTTATCTTTTATTTATCTTAATTGTCTTTAAGTTATTTTAAAATTTTAAGAAAAAAACAAAAAAACATAAAAAATCTATAAAAATCCAAAAAAAAGAAGGGTCATCCTTGCAATCATAGCGAGGATGACCCGAATTTCCGGGATTTCTATAGAACATTGTGATTTATAAAAATATCCAAAAAATTAAGGAATGATATAGCTGATTATGGTAAATCTAAAATGAATAGGTAGATTTTTTCTAGAAGTACAACGCGCTAAACAGACATTAAACACTTACTATTAGATTATTGTGGAAGTTGAATTGATTTCATTGAATTGTAAGGAGATCTATTATTAACAACTTCGTCTGAACACTACT